TCGATCTGGTGAGAATGCGAGCTAGCCCCTCCGGTTCCTCCCACAGCAGCGGCTTGCTGCCTTGGGAAACGTGCTTCCATGTTCGGGACATTGAACGTCGTAGTCCCGTCGCCAGTTCCGTAACTAACGCCGATCAAGGCGAATAGATCTGAATATGTCGTCCTTGAAATGGCTGAACCATCGCAAAGAAGCCATCCTGACGGAATAGCGTCCGGTGCTGTGAACATGAACACGGTTCCAGTGGGAGCCGGAGCCGTAGGACCTTCAGGACCTTCATCACCTTGCGGACCCGTCACGTCTCCAGCGTCTATGGTGTCTCCACCATGGGTCGTGAGAATCAGGTGACCTGAACCGTCAACGTCTCCTGACGCAATGGTCGCGTCGACGATTGTCTGCATTGCTGCGGCCGTGAGGCCGGTAATTTCAGCCATCGGACCTCCCGGTCATAGTGAAGAAACGGTATATGTGCTGGCGTCTATGAAGACTGCAGACGGCCAGTTGATGTCGAACGTGTCACTGTCGATCATCGTGATGACAGTATCTGGGCCGGTTGCTGTCCAGGTCCCGTCGCCATTGTCTGTGATCCTGAGTATCGAGTGAGACTCGAACAATTCAATCAGATCGTCCGGAGAAGGAATAGACGGAACAGTTGAATCGTCTCCATACAGAACGGTTTCAAGCGCCGTCAGAACTCCTGGAAGAATCTGATCGAGCAAGATCACGATGTGTGCGCTAGGTTTCCCCCCGGGGATTTTTACGGGTACTGTTGTGAAATCCCATGAGAATGAAACCGGACTAATTTCAGCGCCAATCGATGAATACTTGTCATTTGACGGCGCAGCAACGGCGCCATAGACAATATGAAGTTCTTCGTTTGAACGGTAGCAAAGACCAAAAGAAGGCCTTGGCTGACCAGTTCTTCCCAGATAAACTCCATTGTAAATATCGAAGTCGTCCGGGTACATATACGCGACGATGGTTCCTGAGAAGTTCGAAGGGACGTTTCGATTCCGGTATATCTGCCCATCTAGGTAAAGAGCTGAGGAGCTGTCGTCACCCTTTTCAGTAACTGAAATCAGTCCGTTCCAGGCTACCCCCGGGGAATTTTCGGGATAGAGAACGCCTTGACTGACCCCTTCTGAATACGGACGATTGTCACCGTCCCAGGTTATACGCAAGTTGGCTCCTAAGGGCCCAGATAACCGTGAATTCCTATCGCAAAGTCCTTGAACCTCCATGGACCGCTATTTGACTTAGTGGCTCCGGCGTTGCCAGCTTCTATTTTGGCTACCAGACCAGTAGTGTTAACGGCGCTTTCAGACTTGACGTCGTCAGGAACCAGACCTTCAGGATCGAGATAGATTCTCCATCCTACGATTCCAGCTGTTGCATCGCCCTTAATGTACAACTCGATTCTGATGTACGTGTTCAGGGCAAGAGCTGCATCTGTGATCATACTGCCGTACTGAGTGCCGCTGGAATTGGCATAGATGAGTTTTCCAGCCGTCGTATGAATAATCGACGCACAGTCACCTGACGCAGTATAAGCATGCCAGATTCTCGTGTTGGATGCTGGAGTCGAGCCCGTCTTGAAGAGGAAACGGCACCATACGTCTGATTGTGAACCAACCGACGTCGTCCATCTGAAGAATACAGTCGCTGCCGTTGCTCCGGTCGCGAGTTCCAAAGCATTCGTACCGTGCACGCCAGTATCACTCTTGAACATGATTGTCTGGCCGCTGGTTGGATTGGTGAGAACCTCGAAGGCGTTCTCTCCTGTTCCGGCAGAGTTCGCGGTCGTCATTGTGACGCCGTCAGTGCCTTCTTCGAAGTCGTTAGAGAGGAAAGGCGCTTCCTTCTCGTAGACAGACCCAGTAGTGGTGTCCACTCCCCAGTCTCCAACAGGAGCTTCATACGGGAAGTTATCGAGACCTGTCAAATCCCACAAGAATCCAGCTTCATTCTCGGTTATGTCTGCGTACAAGTTGTCAGAAGCGAAATCGATTCCCGCATCTCCGGCAACTGCACCCCCGGGGAAATCTGAGAGTCCAGTTAGATCCCACCACGTGATTTCGGCATACTCGATTTTCTTGAAGACATCTCCTGTGAAAGTGTCGATTCCCCAGTCACCGACAGGAGCCTCGTCAGGAAAATCTGAAAGACCTGTCAGATCCCACCAGAACGCAGACCTGATTTCACGAATATCCACATACATATCGTCAGAGCCGAAGTCTACCCCAGCATCTCCAGCAACTGCACCCCCGGGGAAATCTGACAGTCCAGTCAAATCCCACCAGGCAACTTCCTCATACGTGAACAAATCTGAAAGCTCATCCATGGTAGGAAGACGAGGCTCATCATCGTCTGTTCCATAGAGAATATCTTCCAGATCATTGATAGGACCGGCCGTGTTAATTCTTGTATCGACGACGAAATGCGATACTGGTTTGAATCCAGTCGAAGACACAGGAACAGAGGTGATGTCCCATGAACGAGTTTGCACAGAAGGACTGTCGCTTTTTGTGGTGTGAGCGAAATCCGAAATCTGAGCAAGTGCGTTGTAGACGATGTGAATCTTGTAAGCCAAAGACGATCCCACAACGTCGTTTCCGATAAGCGTTCTGTATGAGAAAGCGAAAGTCTTCTTTGGCTGATCTGCAGCATAAAGACCTTGCGATAGATAAGCTCTTCCTGCACACGGAGCGAACTCTACGGGCGCAGAATAAGCCTCGATCGTTGCGGCAAAATCTTCCACAGTCGGAATGCCAAGGACCTTCTGGCCATCCACGAAGTAAGACTGTACGTCGCCTCCGCTAGGTGCTTCTGTGACGCTTGCCAAACCGTTCCACGCGACTGCGTCGTCTCCGATGTAGAGCATACCGCGATCAACACCTGTATGGAAAAGACGCTCCCCAAGGGAGTCCCAGGTAACTCTAGTCATCCCTTGCTCCTCATCTGGTCTCGGCGTTGCTGGTTGATTTCACGGTTGCGTCGGGCAGCGTCAGCTGAAGTCAGCTTCTTCTTCGGCGCATTCTTTATGTTGCAGACTTTGATGAGTGTCAGAAGACGGTTAAGATGCCAATTCTGGCACTCGAACGGAACGCCAAGAGAGATCATCCAGTAATAGATGAGCTCAGCTGTTATTATCTCGCGACTCTGAGCATTCTGGTCATCATTGAACCATGTGGCCGTCATCTTGGCGTTGATGTACTGGTTGATCTGCTCGTAATGCTCTCTCGTAAGAGCCTGAACTAGATTCTCTGGGAATTCGTCTCCGGAATACATCATCCTGACGTAATCAAGAACTTGTGCGTCAGACTTGCTCTCTGTATTCAGGAACGGAATTTCCCATTTCGACTCCCATTTTGACAATGAGAGCAACGAATGCTCCAGCTCAAGAACTGCGTAGTCAGACGAGACGAATTCACTGCTTGCCTCGTCGAATCCTTCTTTTGTTGTGACTTTGAGCCGGAGCATTCGTTCTCTCCTCTTCTAGCTGACGTAGGTGAACATCCACTCCGTGACGTACGGAGCGTTGAACACGTAGTTGACGTCGGCACGGGCCGTGACGACCTTGCTCTGACCAGTGGTCAACAGCTGCGAGCCACCAGCGTGCAGAACACCGTCGACGTAATACTTCACGCCGGCTTCGGTCGGAATCGTGATGGTGTGCGCGCCGTCGAAGGTCGGCGCAGTGAGCGTGATCGCGTTGACATCGCCGGCGAACAGAGCGATGACCGCATCTGGCGAAGGCAGTTCGGGATCGCCGGACGTGCCGTACAGAAGATCGGTCAGATTACCGAGCGAATCGGAATCCACCAGCGTCGAATCGATCACGATCAGCGACGTCGGCTGAAGACCAGTCACAGAGACCGGCGTGGTGGTGAAGTCCCACGAGAACTCAACCGAGGCCGGCGAGTCGTTGATCGAGGCGTAGTCCTTCTCGGATGGGGCCGCGAGGGCTCCATACACGAGATGGAGCTTGAACCCCAGGTCTGACGTCACGTCGTTACCCACCTTGGTTCGGTAGGACAGGCCGAACGTCTGACGAGGCTGCTGACCGACTTGCACACCAGCCGAAGGAGTGTCGGTGCCGTCACAGGCTCCGAACTCATCCGGATAAGTGTACGCAGTGATGGTCCCGCCGAAAGTCTCCAACGACAGAAGGTTGGAGTACTTGATGTTGTCCGCGTACGTCGGGTTCGGGGCAGCACCGTCAGGCTTCTCGTTGACGGCAGTCAGCCCGTTCCAGGCGAAACCGGTGTCGTAGAGGGCAGTTTCGGAGTTCAGCGGGTAGAGAACCCCGTGATCGACCCCCGTCTCGAACCTCTTGTTGCCGGTGTCATCCCAGACCAGTGCGGTCATGAATCCTCCTAGAAGTAAACGTCGTAAATGTCATGGTTGAGATTTTGTGTTGTGAAATGCCTGACGTACTTCGTCAGAGGCAAGTCGGCAACCTTGTCAGGTATCGCACTGTCTGGATCGCGGTCGATAACAGTTACCTGATAGCGGAGTTTCTTGTTATAAGCAAAATTGTCCGCATAATCGACGCTCTGAAAATCCCGGTTATAGACGATTGCCGGATACACCATAGTGACGTTTGGCGGAGGCTGGAAATATATGCTTACGCCGTCCTGGAGATCTTCGAGAACGGTTTGAAACTCAAGCCTCGTTCCCATTCCACAGATCTCCAATCGTCAATATGAGTCTCGGTCTGCGTACCTCGACGTTTGTAACTGTCCAGCGATGCCCCTCCCACTCGAGGTACCTGATGTTCACAAAGTTGGCGTAGGCGTCAGCATCTGCCAAGAGACTGAACGAGTTCTCAAGGGCGAGGTTAACGTTAAGCTCTGGCGGAACTTGCACCGGAGGCTCCAGACGTCTGGCATTTCGGACGACATCACCATAATACATCTTCTCGGTAATGACTTCTTGCCAGACGCCTGGAGTTACTTCAGTGCTAGCTGCATAGCCTACGGCTCCGTAGAACCGCATGGGCTACCTCAGCTGGCGTTGCGGGTGAAGGTCCAGTCCTCGTTCGCGTCGTCGGCGAAGGCGTAGGTGGACGCCGCCTTGGCGCGGTAGTGGACCGACTCGCCCGCAGCGATCGCGGTCTGGGCGCCTGCAGTCAGCGCAGAGCCCTCGGAACCGTCGTCCGGATCCACCACCACGTAGGTCACGTGGGCAGTGGTCGGAATGGTGCCGACGCCAGTGGTCTTGACGAAGGTCGGAGCGGTCGGGTTCGGCAGCATGCCGCCGGCGCCGGTGAACTCCGTGATCGTCAGGGCGCCCTTGTACTTGGTCATGGCACCCGAAACGCGAGTCTCCATCAGGTACTTGAACTGGTTGTAGTCGATGTCGAAGAAGTCGAACATCGAGACCTGGCCGCCCTTGTCGGCGCCGATGGTGTAGTCCGACAGGTTGACGATGATCCCGATCAGGCCCGGGGTCTGCTCCAGCGCCTCACAGGTGACGACTCCGCTGACGCCCAGGGCGGCAGACAGTTCCTGCGTGGTCCCGTACAGACGCCGGCCCAGCGTGTCCTTGGCCAGCAGCATCTTGGACAGGTAGATCATGGTGGTGTACAGGACCGGGTTCCCAGAGCCTCTGTAGTACCGCATGGCCGTGACGACCTGGTCCACGATCTCATCGGCGGAACTGGCCGCGTCGCTCAGATCGATGTTCAGGTTGGTCACGTACATGTCGTCGTCGCCGAAGATCGGACGCACGTTGGTCGCGTTGATCTTGTCCGTGTCGTCGACCTCGCGGCCGTCACCGACGAGAATGGCCCTCGCGAGCTCCTCGTCCAGCATGACGCGCATCTCGGTCTGCAGCCACGTCACGACATCGAAGTCGGTGATGTCGATGATGTCATCACGGTCCAGCTTCTGCTTCTTGTAGATAGTCTGCGGAAGGGTGATCCGCTTGGCCACCGCGAAGAACTCCTCCTTCTTCAGGTCGCCCTTGATGTAACCCTTGGCCCGGGCCTCGTCTTGGGTGATGTCCGCGGTCCAGCTGCGGATGCGCGAGAACGGAGTCTTGCGGGTGCCGCTGAGAACGCCGGCGACCCACTGAGTCCTCCGCGAGATGAACTCCGGGGTGTCGGTGACGGCCTGGTCGTACGGGAACAGGGTGCTGATGTCGTCGATGCCGTGGGCGAGCGCGTACTCCTCCACGGCCTCCTTCAGCGAGCCGCCCTTACGGGCCGCGGCGAAGATCTCCTGAGCGTCGGAATGCGACAGAGTGTTTCCCGCCGCCTTCGGGTCGTTTCCGTTCTTGCTGTCGAAGACGTTACGGGTCACTGGGTCTTCGCCCTTCTTGTTGGTTGGGATGTTGGCCGGGTCGTCTCCCCCCGTGCTGCCCTGCTGAACGGTGGCTCCGACAAGAGCGTAGACGACGCTCTTCTGCTCATCGCTCAGGGTGTTGAACACGTCCTCGACCGACGGTCCACTTCCGTCAGGCGAAGAAGGTGCAGCAGGCATCGCTGCCTTGGGACGCATGACGATCTGTCGCGGGCCAGGAACCGTCGTGCTCATGCTTCCGTGCTCGAGGAGTTCGCCGCTGTAGATCACGGCCTCTTCCTCGGAAATGGTCGGAACATCGTCTCCGTGGGCGATGTTGATGTTCTCGATGAACGCGCCGGGATTCGCGCCCGACAGAACCAGACTGACCTCACGGATGACCCCGTGAACGACGTTCTTGGCCTGCTGAACCAGCTGGTTCGCGTAGATAGAAAGCGAGTTGATGTCCTTGTGAAGCACGAGCGCCTTGGCCTGCTGGCCTGCAGGGGTGTCATTGAAGAAACCCTCGCCCCAGACGCCGTCATCACGGTTGTGGAGCTGGACGTGGCCCAGAACGTTGTCGGGCGCGTCGTGCTGGTGCTGCCACACGAGAGGGACCTGCTGCTTGTCGTTGCCCTTGAAGGCGTGAGCCATGATGACCCGGCCGTCGGAGCACTTGATCCCACTCTTGGTGACGTAGCCAGAGAAGTCAGCTACCATTTTGACTCTTCACTCCTTGCGTTATAGCCGGGACTTCCTTGAATGGCAACATGTGTTGCGGCGGCGGTCTGATTGCCGCTTTGGCAGCTGCCTTGGCTGCATTCGCAGCAATCGTCGGATCAGTCTGGTCGATCGGAAGGTTCTTGTTAAGAAGTCTGTCTGCCTTCGGATCTGCGGACGGCCTGAAACCGATAATACTTCGCATGTCGTTGGAACTGAGAATTTCATTCCTTGTGAACTTGTCCGCAATAGCGGCCAGATCCTTGACAGGAACCAGACTGAATGGATCTCTGATGTAGATGATGGACTGTCCTTGCGAACGAGCCGTCTTTGTCAGGAACGTCATGATCAACGATTCCGTAAGGGCGGCAAGGATAGGCTCAACCGTTCGGTTGTAATAGCCCAGCATCGTGTTCTCGTCGGCAGTTCCGTTCATGATCTCGGCCGTCAATCCAAGCTGACCGTAGAGCATGTTCGTCAAGTACTCGACTTGCGCCATCAGATTGTTTTCGGCTGGCCTGTTCAGCTGTGTGACTTTCTCAGTACCGTCGACATAAGCAATGCCATACTGAGAACCCTTGAGCTGAAACTCGATCTCTTTGAGCCTCTTGTCAGCTTCAATTCTTCGAGCCTCCGTCTTGATGACGTAGGGAAGCTGAATGATAAGATCGAGTTGTCCTGAAGCGCTTTGCTCATCTACAGCATCCAGAAGATTGAGCTTTCTGAGAAGACGCTGAAGTGTAGAGCTTGGCTCATTCATGACTGTGTAAAGAGGATTCTCTACGATGGCGACCATGCTCTTAGGAACGAGTACGTCTTCCTGAATCCCTTTTTGAGGACTGTCGTTGTAGGCCCTGACGAGAACGTGCCTCGGATACCACTGCATGACACGGCCAACACGCATGGTGTTAACGTCGTACCCACCAGTAGTCAGAGGGTTCAACGTCGTATCGACAGGAAGAATTGCAGCAACGCCTTCATCAAAGAGCGTCTGGACAAGGTCCTGCCTGAACTGACGAGCACCTTGATCGATGTTCGCCTGAACGTTCAGACAATCATTAAGACCGCTACTTATGTCTTCCTGATACTGCCTGTTATTGTCCAGACGAACATGACGAAGTGGCACTGCTGCCACGTCAATCGCAATCCGCGTGTAGATCGCAGACACGATCGTCTTTTCGCCTGCGAACCGCAAACGTCGTCTTTCAGGACGAGTCGTGTAAGACGTTCCTAGATCTGACGAAGTTGCCAGTGTTTCGGGATGCTCATCCTGGAACCTGAACGCATTCCAAGCACCCTTAATGCGGTCTGTGAGTTTGCTCATACATTACCACCCCCTTTCTGCTGGAAGGAAAAGCCGGTTGTTACGCCTCGAGAATGGCCAGACGTGACTCGATCTTCGCCATCGCTGCGTTGACACTGTCTCCTGCAGCCAGAGCGTGAACTCCCGTGGTGGTTGTGTACCCGGTGAGAAGCACGGTTGCTCCAGTGTCGGGAGCAACGGACAGAACGCTTCCGTCCACGTTGAACAGAGCCAGCTGCTCGACTCCCTGGCTCGGACTCATGATCGCCTGCGAAACGACGACCGCCTGGGTAACCTTCTGGTTGTTGATCACTCGAATGACTCCTTGTTCAGTTTGTACGCCACATAGGCGTCCATCATTGCTGCAACGTTGTCGATCTTCTGTTCTTGACGCCTCTTGAACAGCTTTCTGTTCCCGTTGGTGTCTTCCATGGTAATCGCGTTACCCATGGCGAAACCCATCAGTTCCTGATCGAAGATGAGCATTCTCTCGCCAGACAACGCTTTGAGTTCACCTAGAGGAACAGACTCTGTTCTGGCACCCTGAATAACTTTCTCTATTCCGAAAGGCCCGTTCTCTGCCTCCCAGCGAGTAACAAATTCCTTTGCGTTATACGGGTCGAACCCGAAAGATCTAATATCGTATTCGTTATCCAGAATAAAGCGTTCCAGATCGTCATAGACTTCCATCATGTCCAGAACGGCACCTTCAAGAACATGCAAGCTGCCTTCATGGATGAATTCATCGTACTTCTGACGCATAGCACCAGGAAGTTTCGACATTGTCAGACTCGAAATATAGCTTCGTGTCTTAACCCCGAATGAACCGTTGTTAATCGGGAACAAGAACGTAAAGGCTGTGAAGTCGTCACCTTGAGAAAGGTCGGCGCCCATAGAACAAGGCATCTTCCAGAACTCACGTTTACGGTGAGGAAGCGTCTCCTCGTATGTGAAGAAATACGTGAAGCCCTCCATCGGAATTCCGAAACGTTTGGCCAGAATATCGTTTCTTGAAGCAGGCGCTGCTTCAGCCCGCTCGACATCTAGCTGATAAGTCTCATAGGTAACTGTTTTCCCCAAGTTAGGGTTGGCCTTTAGCCATGTTGATGGATCTGCGACTTCTGTAATATCGTCTAGCTTGTAATGCCAAATCGAAACGTGCGGATTGATGTAATCGCCCTTAAGTATGTCTGCGAGTTCAAGTTTAATAGTGTCACCCGAACCATTCCTGACTGTTCCTTCAGAACTGGTGGCAACAATTACATAATCGGAAAGCTTCGAAGCACCTTGCTCCAAAGAACCGATAACGTCTTCTCGCAGATCTCCTGAAAGCCACTCATCAATTGTAGAGACCTTAGGTCTCAATCCCTGAAGTTTGTTGATGGCCATAGGCCTGACTTCAAGAATAGAACCCGTCAGGAAATTCTCAATCCCCTTCTTAGTTGAAGCAAGTTTAACTCGCATCGCTCTTGAACCAGTCGTGTTCTGAAGAGAACCTTCAGTCAGGAACTGGAACAAAGGTCCTCGCGCGCGCGTGATGGCCGTCCTGAAAGGAGACATCACTTCTTCTGCTTGCTTCATGGTTGGAGCAGTTGTTATCTGATGAGTTGTTGACGTATCTACGTTAAGAAAATACGCCTGAATACACTCAGCGTACATGGACTTAGCTGAGCCACGAGCAACGATCAAATATTGCTTGTTAACGAGTCTCTTGCAAATCCTTTTCCTGACATAATGGCCTCCGTGGCCATCAGGATTAGGAGTGTAGACACTTCGCTCTACGTAGTAGAACCATGCAAGAAGAGATTCGGCCCACAGTTTGAAGCTATCCAGCAAATGGAAATCGCTTCCGTCTGTTAGCGTTAGCTCATTCTCACAATATCTGATAAACCCGTCGATCGCGGCGTCGTCGTAGTAGAAATTCGGATCAGCAATGAGATCGTCGATACGATTCATCTCAAGCGAAATTTCCTGATTTACCGGAATTTCCCCACGAAGAACCGCGTCACGGAACATCCCATAATACTTGGGAGTTGCCGTGTTCGACAAAGACATCGCTGCCCTCCTTTCTAGCCAGCTTTCTTGAGCAAGGCGTCGATTCCTTCGGCCGCATATCTATTGGCGTAGGCCGCAGCTTGCTGCTTGGCAACGCTTCCACCGACCTTGAGAAGCTCGTTCACAATCGCGTGACCAGCGCTCACCTTTGCAGGATTGAGCTGTCCATGCTGCTTTTCGAGATTCAGTCTGGTCACCAAGTGTTGAAGATCCTGGTTGGTCAAAGCAGAAGTTCCGTGTTTGCTCACTGTGGCCCTGAGCTGATGCGCTCTTGCCGCGTCAGGTGAGACGTGACTGGACGCCTGTCCCGTTCCAGGCTTTCGAACTCCCCATCTCATTCCCTTGATACCGAAATGAGCAAGGAACTCTTCGAAGTTGAAATGCTTCAGAGAACCGTCAGAGTTCCAGTTGTCTGGAATCTTACTGGAAAGATTCAGAGCATTGGCTCGCTTGATGATGTGCTTCCTGATCGAGTCGTGTCCTGCGTTTCCACGTCCTACTGCGTGAATTGCATCGTCAAGTTCCTGAGCATTTCTGATGTAGTATGAACCGTCAGGCATTGCAACGCCTGATTTGGAGAACATCTTGCGCTGCGCTGCCGTGACATCAGCCACGGGTTACCTCCCCTCAGACTGGTGTGAATATGAATAGATTCGAAGCTGTCGGACGACCTTGACGTCCTTGAAGTCGCATCTTGTGCATTGAGACTGAACCGAAGCCTGTGATCTTCTCATACGCAGATCCAGACAAGCTCATCTTATGCATACGAACTGAGCCGGAACCTCTTACAATCTCGATTCCTGTCCCAGACAAGCCCATCTTATGAAGTGCAACTGATCCTGACCCAGAAACGGATTCTGTACCGCCCGAACCAGAAAGACCCATCTTGTGCATACGAACTGAGCCTGTGGCTGTTAGCTTCTCATGACCAGACGCAGACAATCGCATCTTGTGCATACGAACTGAGCCGGTAGCCGTGAGCTTCTCGTGACCAGATCCAGACAAGCCCATCTTGTGCATGCGAACTGAGCCTGTGGCTGTGAGCTTCTCAAATCCAGATCCAGACAGGCCCATCTTGTGCATCGAGATTGAACCGGTGCCAAACAACGGAGCTGTTCCAGCTGCAGACAAGCCCATCTTGTGCATCGAGACAGAGCCTGAACCGCTTACAACATTACCGACAGTTCCGCCACCAGACAGGCCCATCTTGTGCATTGAGACAGAGCCTGTACCATATAGAGGCGCAGTTCCTGTTCCAGACAAGCCCATCTTATGCATAGCGACAGAACCTGAGCCAAGCAAGGGTGCTTCGCCAGTTCCAGACAGACCCATCTTGTGCATTGAGACAGAGCCTGTACCTGAAATCAGTTCTTGACCCGTTCCAGACAAGCCCATCTTGTGCATCGAGACAGAACCAGATCCCGAAAGCTTCTCGAAACCGGTTCCGCTCAGGCCCATCTTGTGCATGGCAATTGAACCAGTGCCATACAATGGAGCTATACCCGTTCCAGACAAGCCCATCTTATGCATAGCGACAGAACCTGTCGCCGTGAGCTTCTCAAATCCTGAACCAGACAGGCCCATCTTGTGCATTGCAATGGATCCAGAACCAAACAACGGTGCTGTTCCAGTTCCAGACAAGCCCATCTTGTGCATCGAGACAGAACCTGTTGCTACAAGCTTCTCATACCCAGAACCAGACAGACCCATCTTGTGCATTCGAACTGAACCAGAACCGAACAGGGGAGCATGACCAGTTCCGGAAAGGCCCATCTTGTGCATGCGAACTGAGCCTGTGGCTGTGAGCTTTTCGAACCCAGAACCAGACAAACCCATCTTGTGCATTCGAACTGAAGGAGGACTGAGAGGTCCATTCTCAGAGAAACCGACTACATCGATCCAGAACGGACCGTCGCTAGTCGCGCTGTTCTGGTTTCCAACATCGATCCGCCCAATCACGTCGCCGAAAGTGATGGACGAGAAATCTTTGACAACAGCAGGAACCGCGTCTTTTTGATGCGTATACACTTCGACGTGAATCGTTCCTGCGACGGTGTCAATGTATCCTTCGATTCGGAAATACGTGTTGTTGGCTATCCCGCTAAGGATTGTTCCAACTCCAGTAAACCCCGAACCATAAGAAGCGGTAATTGTATTGGCTGTGACTAGCGGAGAGAAGAGATGTGTACCTGAACTATTCCGGAATGCGAACGGACGGAACGCAGGCGTTGCTGCTGCCGTTATAAGCTGGTCACAACGGAAATACATCTTCGTTCTTGTATAGCTAAGAGATCCTGCGAGGGTCCACTGACCAGAAACAACCCCTGCAGTTCCCGCTGTGGCTACCTTGAGAGCCATGGCGTCAAGACCGAGATTGGTATTGTCAGCTGCAAGAGTTGCAGACGCAGGAATAACAATCGCGTCGAACTTTCTTCCGGATACTCCACCAGTATTGCCTGTAGTGAGAGTCGTTCCGTTACTCAAGCCAGAGAAATCGTTCCACAGATCTGGAGCATGGAGAACGCCAGTAATAGCGATACCCATTTTGTGCATGGCTACCGAACCGGTGCCTCCGACGAATGCTACGCCAGATCCAGACAAGCCCATCTTGTGCATGTGAACTGAGCCTGTGCCTGTAACCATTGAACTAACAGTTCCAGACCCACTGAGACCCATTTTGTGCATCGCAACAGAGCCAGTGGCTGTGAGCTTCTCGTGACCAGTTCCACTCAGGCCCATCTTGTGCATACGAACTGAGCCTGTGGCTGTGAGCTTCTCATGACCAGTTCCGGAAAGACCCATCTTGTGCATGGCAATTGAACCAGTGCCTGTAACAAGAACAGGAGGAATTGCGCCAATTGCACTGACAGCCACATCGCCGAAGTACAGATCGCTTCCTACAGAACCGAAGTCAGAAGCACCAATCCAGAATTGATCTGCAGCAGCATGAGTATTGACGTTGGTTCCGCTGAGAGTTTCTGCTGGTGTACCAGATTCAGGGTTCGTGTAGATTTTGAGTGAGAAACTTCCAGTAGTAGCATTACCCACGAAGTCAAACTCAAGTCTTACGTCCGCACCTGTAATGACTGTGGTTGATGTAGCAAGACCTGCGAATGTGGAATCCAGGACCACTATATGACCTGACGTGTCCACATACGCACCACAGCACATCGTGAACGTGCTGTTGTCATCCCACGCCATAATTCTTGCAAGTGCTGTTGGAGGTGACGCCATGTAGATGTAAGCATCAGAGTAGCCGTCTGTCGGTGCTACGTGCCATGCACAGTAAGCAACGCTAGCACCACCTACAGCATGTATGCTCGTAGCTTTCCCGTTGAATGTATGACTATTCGAGAAAGCAAGAGAAGAGCCCGCTCCTGAAACATTCGCCTCAGCAAACTGATCTGGACCGCCTGTGTTTGCAGTCGTTACAGTAGATGCGTTAGTTCCAGTACAACTGTTCTTGAACTCTGATTTAGGAAGCGGTCTGACTGCTATGACTATGGCAGAGTTTCTTGCTTGAGATGTATCGAACGCACTGAACGTAGCTACATCTTCTGATGCTGTATTGTTCTGTCTGAAAGCAACAGCGGCATCACAGCCGCCAACTGCATCCTGGCTAATTCCAGTTCCAACAAGATTACTATAGTTTGTTGGAGCTGTTGAACCTATACCTGTAAATGAGCCAGTAGTAGAAGTTTCGCCACATCCACCCAGAGCAATCCACAAAGTATCATCAGCTCCCCAGCTTGGAACAAGAGCCGCCGGGTTTGCAGCTGAAGACGTGCCATTCGCAATTGCAGTGTGTTCAGGAGGTGTAGTCGCATGCGCACCAGGAATCGACAGGATAAACATAACTGCGTCGCCAGTTACAGTCGCAGCTTGTGTGACAGCGATCGTTCCTGTCTCAGATCCCGTAGACCACTTATATGCCATGCCGATGGACATGTTGGATGTAGTTCCTCCAACATCTCCGAACTCAGTCCAGCCAGCACTCCAGCCGGAAAACACTGCTCCGGCTGAGGCGCTCGACTGATAGACAACACAAACAGCGATCAGCAAATCGCCCGAGTTTTTGGTAAGACCAGAAAGATTCGGGAAAGTACGAGTCGCCGTTGCATTAGCCTGCACATTATGAACAATGCGACCACCTGTAGGGATGGTGGGAAACGTCATGGATCTGCCACCTCCCTTTCAGGCAGGCTACTCGAGCTGGGTGATGGTGAACGAACTGATCTCGACATCCTCGCCGGCGACAAGCGACGTGGTGACCAGGTTGAGGTCAGAGGCACTGGTTCCGACCTGACCGTCGAACACGATCGAGGTTCCGTTGGACTTGAGCACACGGAACCAGGCCGCGGTGCCTGTGTTGTCAGCTGAAGTGTCTCCCGTGATTGTGGCCGCAGTCGCGGTGACCACCTTCGAGCCCGCGGATCCGGAAGCAGAGGACGCGCCGAACGCAGTCGAAGCCAGGGTCAGAGTTGCGAGAAGCGTCTGGGCACCAAGCGCCGTATTGGCGTCAGTGGGCTGCGAGCCGGTGTAGATCTTGAGAGTTCCCGAGTTGCACAACGCGGCGACGGCGTCAACCGCAGCCTTCGTCGCCTCATCGGAGAAGAACGGAGTATTGCCCATGTTGTTCTTTCCTTGTCGTGTGAGTGATCAGAAACCAGCAGTGAAACCCGAGAACCATTCAGCGTCGGACTCGCTGTAGATAGAGCTGATGATGTCTGTGGATGCTGGAGACAGATCCGGCTCTCCAGCACTTCCCCAGTTCCAGCCGGCACCCCAGGTAACGCCGTGGCCGTTGGACTTCAGCTCCACATTGATGTGCTCGCCGTCCACACCATTGACCGGAGCATTGAGTGTGCAGTCTCCGGTCAGCGTGAGATAGAACGTATTGCCCAGAGAAGCGTCAGGAGTGATCACAGACGCAAACGACAGCTGCACAACCTTGACAGCGAAGAACGTGATCTTCGACTGCTCGAAGACAACTGGAGTATCGGTCGCGAAAGGATCACTTGGCGGGCTGAGAGCTTCAACAGCCACGTTGATACGCCATCCAAGCTGCAAAAGCTGCTGTGTCACTGCATCGATCGCGAAAGACGTCGCCGGCGGATCGAAAGCCATCTTGACTGACTGGAAAATGTACTGCTTTACCATTCCGAGATAGCCAAGATCGGCAATGTACTGAGACCACAGAGTGGTGTTGTCCTGAATGATGAAGCCGGTGTCCGAGCCCACACCGAACTGCTGGAGAGACCCGAACGCAGCGTTGATGAACACGACGATGTCGAGATCGAACGCTGTGTACTCAGCATCAAAGCCGAGTGTCTTCTTGACTGTGTCCAGAATGCTGTCTGGATTGGTTGACATCGGGTCTCTCCAGAGTGGTTAGATATGGCAGGCCTTCTGGGCAGCCAGGAAAGCCTTCTCCGTGTTCATGCCCCAGATGCCGTCCACTCCCTTGGGATCGAAGCCCATGTCCTTGAGAGCGGTCTGAGCATGCTTGACCGTCCCCGGCAGAGAAGCCTTGGAATTGGGGCCCCAGATTCCGTCAGCGGACGTGCCGACGCACTGCTGCGTATACTTCACGCCGAACGGGAACTGCATAGCACCCGCAGCGGCCACAGCGAGACCGTGATTGCTGGTCTGATGACCCCACATGTTGTCTTCGGTCGCGCGGACAGCCTTCTGGAACGACTTGCAGTTGGGCCTGGCAGGGTCAGGAACCGGCGTTGGTGCTGGGGGAGAAGAAGCCTTCCAGAACCTGTCGTCGTAGATGATGCTCCTGTCCCAGTGACCACCGGTCTGTCCCGTGCCGTCGCGCTGACAGCCCATGACGCCGAAGCCCGTGTACGGAGTGCCGTCGAGAGTCGCGATCCACAGGAAGTAATCCTGATTCAGGATCTGGCTCTTGGTGAGACGTCGCACCTCGGGAATGGTGGAGCGGTTGCAGTAGATCACCGCGTCCTTCTTGCCGGTGTGCTTGTTGTGCTGAATGACCCACTGCTCGAGGTCGCCGGTCTTATCACCGGTCTCCCAGTCACGGGCATCCGCATCGGGACGCGATCCGTTGACGTCGATGATGCAGTGACCGTACTTGGAATGCGGGAATCGGAGCTGCAGTGCAGCCTGAGTCACGACACCGAAGTGACCGTCGACATAGACGCCGACGATTTGCACGGTCTTGGGAATGTCGAACATGTCAGTGGAGTCACCCATAACACGATTCGTCATTTGTTCCTCTCCTTACCAGAAGGTAGTGTCTCCCGGCCGCCTCTGAATGAACGGCCTCTCAAGAAGACTTGCGTCCCCGTAATGTATGGCATTGTGAGTTCTGAGTGAAGTCGCAATCAGATACTCAGAATCAAGAATCGCTGGATCCGCTCTTGTAATGTCCACAACTTTCATGGGATTCATGTGATGAATACAAATTTTGTTCCAGATCTCGCGACCTTCAATGCCAAGATCACAACCAAGATCCCTTGCGATGACCTCATAACGAACAAGTCTCCATTGCGCAGAGGTATAGAACGTTTGGTTGATCCATCGCTCAAAACCGAAGGTTGCGACACCTACTGAAGAATGCACACGCAAATACTCGTAGCGTTCTTCGAAACCTTGGATTCTGCTTAGCTCAGTATAGGTTCTAATCATCGAGTTCCTCGGGCTCTTGCATACCTGCATACGACCGCATAGCCTTCAGTGCGTTGGCATATAGCTCTTCGACACGAGCGGCCGATGCCAACGACTCGACTTTTGCTTTAAGAAGCTCATTCTCGCCCTTGAGCCTCTCTTGTTCGAGTTTCTCTCTTGTTGTTCCGAGTTTGAGATAGTGAGTGATTACTTGCGAGGAAGCTCTTCCTGCTCTAATTTGCTGCTCGGCAAGGTCGACTGCAGCCGCAATGAGCTGATTCTCACGGGCTTCTGGTGTGGTGGCCGGTGGACGCTCAGGCTTTTTATTTTGACTGCGAGAAGCCATGCGTTCACCTCCACTTACAGAGACTATTAGCTGACTGACGAGGACTTCAGGAGGAGACGCCGGAACTTTCCTGTACCTTCCAGAGAGGTAGAAGGTGAAGCTGGCCCCGGGGGAGTAGACCTAACTTCAAGGAGAAAACCGGCGTCTCCAGCTGAGGCACCCTCCAGACGGAGAGCTAAGCCACGTCGGCGTCGAAAACGCCCGTTCCCCTGCTCAGAACCCTGACGTCGCTTGAACCTTCTGAGACGGCGAAGTAGGCGTCACCTCCGCCCACGGCGACAGCTCTTCCGGCCGAAACCTGAAGGCCGTTGTCCACTGTGACGTCTGCATCGTCCAGAACGTACAGCGGATCGTCTCCCAAGTTCTGGATCAGAAGCGGACCTGGCCCGAGTTCTGCCACGTTCGTGTCGACAGTTGGCATTTGTGTCCTTCCTGCACGGCTTGAAATTGATCGACTTTGAGGCAAAAATTCCGCCGGGGCCTTTTTAGGC